ATGGTTGCCAATGACGATGACGCCAATCTTTCCGCCGACCAGCGCCGCCGCGAGGTGATCGCCTTACTGGCGACGGGCGCGATGCGCTGGCACCGGCGTGCCAAGGCGACGGGCCTCGGCGTGGGATCGGCGGCAGCTGCCACACACGCCCCGACACCGCAGCATCAAGAAGAAGCGGACATCGAACTTGAACTGGGCGAGGAAGCCGGCCTCAGTGTGTCTGACCGTACCGCGCGTTAGCGGTGCGGGCATCTGGAGACTTGCCCATGACGACAACAGTTTCGAAGGACCTCGCGGCGCTGGAAAAGATGACGATCGGCGAACTGCACGATCGCTACGCCGAGCTCTTCGGCGAGCGGATTCAGAGCCGCCACCGCATTTACCTCGTCCGCCGCATCGCGTGGCGCATCCAAGCCAACGCCGAAGGCGGCTTGTCCGAACGCGCCCGTGTCCGAGCGGCCCAACTCGCCAACCCGACCGACGTGCGGCGTACGCCGCCCAAGTGGGCCACGCTCGGGGAGGCCCCCAAGGACGCCAAGAAGGTCGCCCTCGCCGCCACGGCGGACCCACGGCTACCACCCGCGGGAGCGGCGATCGTCCGGGACTACCGGGGCCGGACGGTGCGGGTCGTGGTGCTGGCGGACGGGTTCGAGTTCGAGGGTGAGCGCTACCGCTCCCTGTCGGCGATCGCCAAGGCGGTCACTGGCTCGCACGTCAACGGATTCCGGTTCTTCAACCTGGAGGGCCGTCGATGAGCAGAGGCACCCAGAACGGAAAGCACGCCGCCACTCCGCCTCCGCAATGTCGCTGCGCGATCTACACCCGAAAGTCGAGCGAGGAGGGGCTCAAGCAGGAGTTCAACTCCCTCGACGCCCAGCGTGAGGCGGCGGAGGCGTACGTCGCCAGCCAGCGGAACGAGGGATGGTCAGCGCTTCCTGATCGATACGACGACGGCGGATTCTCCGGCGGCAACGTCGATCGGCCCGGCCTCAAGAGCCTGATGGCCGACATCGAGGCGGGCAAAATCGACTGCGTGGTGGTCTACAAGGTGGACCGTCTGTCCCGGTCGCTGATGGACTTCGCGCGCCTCATGGAGGTCTTTGATCGCCACAAGGTTTCGTTCGTCTCGGTTACCCAGCACTTCAACACGACCCATTCGATGGGCCGGCTCACGCTCAACATCCTCCTGTCGTTCGCCCAGTTCGAGCGCGAGATCATCGGCGAGCGCATCCGGGACAAGATCGCGGCGGCGAAGAAGCGGGGCAAATGGGGAGGTGGTCCGCCGCCGTTCGGGTACGACGTCGACCGCTCGAACGGAAGCCCACGCCTCGTCGTCAACCCGGCTGAGGCGTCGCGGGTTCGCCACATCTTTGAGCGGTACCTCGAACTCGGGTCGTTGCTGTCGGTCGGTGAAGATCTCTGCAAACGCGGCTGGAAGACCAAATCGTGGCGAACGAAGGCTGGGGTGGTTCGCGGCGGCGTGGAATGGGACCGGCACTCGGTGTACTGCACGCTGACGAACCCGATCTACATGGGCAAGGTGGTCCACAAAGGCGAAACGTACCAGGGGCAGCACGAGGCCATCGTCGAGGAGGAGACGTTCCGGCGTGCGCACGTGCTGATGCAGAAGAACTCACGGACCCGCGGCAATGAACTGCGGAACCAGTTCGGGGCGCTCCTGCGCAAGCTGCTGTACTGCAAGGGCTGTGGCAGCGCGATGGTGCACACCTTCACCCGGCGCGGGAACAAGGCGTATCGGTACTACGTCTGCTGCAACGCCATCAAGAAGGGCCGCGCTCGTTGCCAGAGTGGTTCGCTGCCCGCCCTTGAGATAGAGAAGGCGGTCGTCGAACAGATCCGGTGCGTCGGCCAGGACCAGAGCGTTCTGGAGGAGACGCTCTCGGCATCGCGGGCTCAAGCAGACGCGGCCATCGAGCAGTTGGACGCCGAGCTGCGCATCGTCAACCGTGGTCTGGGGCGCAATCACGCCGAGATCCGCCGCCTGGCAACGACCGAGCCAGCGTCCTCCGCGTCCGCGGGCCGCATCACCGACCTCAACGACCAGATCCGTGAGGCCGAGCGGCGGGCCAGCGAGATTGGGGACGCCGTAGAACGCCACCGAGCGGAAGTGCTCTCAGCCGAAGACCTCCACGCGGCGTTTGCCGACTTCGACAACGTCTGGACCGCGCTCGCGCCCCGAGAACAGGTCCGGATGCTCCAGTTGCTGATCAACAAGGTCGTCTTCGACGCCCTCGAGAGCAGCATCGAGGTGTCGTTCTACCCGTCGGGCGTGAAAGCGCTGGCGGGCGGGGCAGCAGATGGACCGGAGGCCCAGACATGATCACCGTCAAGACGAAGGTCTTCTTCAACCGCGCCGCACACGGGCGCAAGACGATCGACACGAAGCCCGCCGCGCGCGTGGCCGTGGACCCCGGCCGCGTGCCGCGGATCTCCCGCCTGATGGCGCTGGCGATCCATTTCGACGAGATGATCCGCGCCGGCAAGGTCGCCAACATCTCCGAGATCGCCCGGCTGACGCACGTCACCCAGCCTCGGATCACGCAGCTGATGAATCTCTGCCACCTCGCGCCGGATATTCAGGAGGAGATCCTGTTCCTGCCGCTGGTGATGAGTGGGCGCGATCCCATCCACGAGCACATGCTGCGCGACGTGGCCTGCGTGATGGACTGGATGGAGCAACGGCGGCGATGGGGATCGCTGCCGCGCCGCTGACAACTACTTCTTCTTGTTGTCGTAGCGCCCCGTGTCGCCGTTCCCCTTCTTGGGCATGACCTCGACTGACGACCCTCGGGGGTTGGCCTTGGCCTGATCGACAGACTTCAGGCGGCCCGTCTCATTGTCCCGACCGATCTTGAATCCCTTGGACTTCGACATAGCGTCTACTCCATTTTGACGCGGGCTGTCGGATCTACCCTGATCCGCTGGCCTTGACCCGCTGGTTATGATACCCTGTCCACGTTCACTGAACATGGACGGAGTACAAAATGGCCAAGCGGACCGCGAAGAAGCCGAAGGACGAAGCCCCGCAGAACGGGACGGCACAGCTCATGAAGGAGCTGTGGCAGGCCGCCGTCAACCTGCGCGGCTCGATTGAGCCCGCCGACTATAAGCGGTACGTCTTGCCCATCATCTTTCTCCGGTTCCTCTCGCTCCGCTATGAGCGCCGCCGCGAGGAACTCGAGGGGTTGCTCGCGGACCCGAAGAGCGATTACTTCACCAAGGACGCGAAGGCCCGCGCCCGCATCCTGGCCGACGCGGACGAGTACCGCGCCGCGGGTGCTTTCATCGTCCCCGAGAAGTCGCGCTGGTCGTACATCCTCCAGCACGCCCAGGCGGACACGATCAAGAGCATCCTCGACGACGCACTCGAACTCCTGGAGAAGACCTACCCCGACAAGCTCCGCGGCCTGCTGCCCCGCATCTACGCCGGCTCGAACCTTGACCGCGAGGGCGTCACCGGGCTCATCAATCTGTTCTCGAAGGACATCTTCAAGCAGGACCACGGCGGCGAGGATCTGGTCGGCCGCGTCTACGAGTACTTCATCGGCGAGTTCGCCAACAGCGAGGGCAAGCGCGGCGGCGAGTACTTCACGCCCGTCTCCATCGTCCGCACGCTCGTCGCCATGCTGGAGCCCACCGACGGCGTCGTGTATGACCCCTGCTGCGGCGCGGGCGGCATGTTCGTGCAGTCGGACGTGTTCACGAAGCACTCGGGCCGCCTGTCGTTCATCGGCCAGGAGAGCAAGGACTTCACGTACCGGCTGTGCCGGATGAACCTGTTCATTCACGGCATCGACGGCAACATCCAACTCGGCAGTTCGTACTTCAACGACCTGCACGCCGACACGAAGGCCGACTACGTCATCGCCAATCCCCCGTTCAACGACGGCGCGAAGGGCGACGATGGCTGGGGCGCTCACCGCATCACGAATAAGGACCCACGCCTGGACTTCGCCAAGCGTGCCGGCGCGAACGGCGAAGGCCAGCCGATGCCGCTGTCGCCTCGCAACGCGAACTCCATGTGGATCATGCACTTCCTGCATCACCTGCGTGATCCGGAGGGCAAGCGACACGCGGGCGGAATGGCCGGTTTCGTCATGGCCGCGGGCGAACTGTCCAACGCTGATACCGCGCGATTGGAGGTTCGCAAGGCACTGGTGGACCTGGGTTACGTGGACTGTGTCGTGCAGCTTACGGGCAAGCTGTTCGCCAACACGCAAGTTCCGTGCAGCCTGTGGTTCCTCTCAAAGAACCGGGGCGGCGGTGGCGGATTTCGGGCGCGGAAGAACGAGATCCTTTTCATCGACGGTCGCAAGCTCGGCACGCTCATCCCGGGCTCGCGGAAGCAGAAGCAACTGTCGACGGAGGAGATCCAGTCGATTGCGGCGGTCTACTGCGAGTTCAAACGCAAGGGCACACCCGCGGAGGTTGCGGGCTTCTGCAAGGCGGCAACGCTCGATGAAATTCGCGAGTACCGATACGCCTTGACGCCGGGCCGCTATGTCGGCGCGGCCGAGAGCGATGACCCTGACGAGCCGTTCGAGGACCGCTTCCCGCACTTGGTGGCGACGCTCGATGAGCAGTTCAAACAGTCGGTGGTGCTGGAGAAGCGGATCCGGGCGTCACTCGCCGAGGTCGCCCGCGCGGCGGGGCTGGACGGAGTGAGCGTGGAGACGAAGAACAACGGCGCGGTCGCGCTGGCGGCGAAAGCGGCCGGGGGGGCGAGGCGATGATCGGCCCTGCCGCACACATTTTGCTCTCCGGTAACCGCCCCGGGCACGCTCCGGGCGAGTTGGAGAGTGTTCCGAGTTGCTTGGAGCATGCTCCGGGCCACCTCGAACGTGCTCCAACTCATTGGGAGCGAGATCCAGCCGCGAGCGAGCTTGAGCCGACCGGGCTGGAGATCACTCCCGGCCACGAGGACTGTATTCCAGATGCGCTGGAGGCAAGCGGGGACGGCGCGCGAAGCCCCATCGCGGAGCGCCGGGATGAAATGGCGGCGCGGTGCGGGCCCGGAAACGACGATCTGGCGTCAGGGGACCAGAATGCGCGTGGCGGGGAGGTGCAGCGTGGATGACACTCGCTGGCAAGATTGTGAACTTGGCGACCTCTTGACCCTTCAACGTGGATTCGATCTCCCGTATCACGCTCGCAAGCCCGGACGTGTTCCAATCGTGTCCTCATCTGGACCGACCGGGTACCACAGCGAGGCCAAGTGCAAGGCCCCGGGCATCGTGACTGGGCGGTACGGCACGCTCGGCGAGGTTCATTTCATCACTGAGGACTACTGGCCGCACAACACGGCCCTGTATGTGAAAGACTTGAAGGGCAACGATCCCCGCTTCCTTTATTACCTTCTCTGGCACACCAACCTTGCCCACCTCAACGACAAGAGCGGCGTACCGGGGGTCAATCGGAACGACCTTCACGAGATCGAGGTGATGCGTCCCCCCCTCCCCGAGCAGCAAGCCATTGCACAGGTGCTGGGGAGGCTGGACGACAAGATCGAGTTGAATCGGCGGATGAATAAGACGCTGGAGGACCTGGCGCGGGGGCTGTTCCGGTCGTGGTTCGTGGACTTTGACCCCGTTACCAAGAACGGCAACGCCAAGTCCCCCGCCGCGCACCACGACATCTTCCCAGAGCGCTTCGTCGATTCCCCCCTCGGCCCGATTCCCGAGGGGTGGAGGCCCGGAAGCGTCGCGGACCTGGCGCGTTACGTCAACGGTCGCAACTTCACGAAGAACGCAACCGGCACGGGCCGGATGGTGGTGCGCATCGCTGAACTCAACAGCGGGCCGGGCGGGTCCACCGCATACAACGACGTGAAGGCCGAGCCGGAGAACGTCGTGCACCCCGGCGACCTGCTCTTCGCGTGGTCCGGCTCGCTCGACGTGTACCGCTGGAATCGAGACGAGGCACTGGTGAACCAGCACATCTTCAAGGTCGTTTGCGAGGCATACCCGCAGTGGTTTGTCCACTTCCATCTCTGCGAGGCCATGCCGTTCTTCCAGGGCATCGCAGCAGACAAGGCGACCACGATGGGGCACATCAAACGGGAGCACCTGCGGCAAGCAGAGTTGGCGCTGCCAACCGACGCTGCGTTGAAGTACGCGAGCGCGCAGATCGAGCCGATCTACGGACGCCTGCTGGCCAACGAGCGAGAGTCGCTTCGCCTTGCCGCGACGCGGGATGCGCTGCTACCCCAACTGCTCTCGGGCGACATTCGGTTAAGCGAAGTGCGCGACCTTGCGAGGAGCGTGTAGATGATGATGGATTGGTCACACCCCATGACGGTGGCGGTCATCTCAACTGTGCTCACAGCAGTTGTGACCTATTGGATGTCCTGCCGTCTGCACCACAGGCAGAAGCCGACTCGACGGCTTCGCTGTGACGCGACCTACTGCATAGGTCTGCTTGACGACGCGAGCGGGGCGTCCGGTGGCGAACTGGAAGTCCGGATGGATGGGAATCCGGTGCACACGCCGGTCTTGATCACCTATCGAGTGCAATCGGTCGGCACCGAGACAATCCAGCAATGCGCGATGCAGATTAGGGTGGCGAAGCCGGACCGGGTACTCAGGTGGCATTTCTACGTCGATCAAGATTTGCAGTGCGATCGCCTCTCGACGAAGTCGGAGTGCGGAGATCTCTTGAAGTGGGAGTGGAAGTACATCAATCCCGGCGAGGCAATCACGCTCGCGCTCGTCGTTGCACCGTGCAGCGACGCGAAGTGTGTCGTGCTTGAGATCGATGCAGAAGGAGTCCAGGTAGATCGTTCACAGATGCGATGGGATTGCGGCATTGTGACATCCGGCTGCGGGAGTTGTGGATCATGAAGGTGTTCATCTCCTACAGCGTCAAGGACCTGCGGCTGGTCGGCTTCATCGCCGACCAGATCCGCCCCCACGCCGAGCCCATCTACTGGACGCAAAACCAGGCCCCGGGGCACGACGCGTGGCGGACCATTTTCGATTGGATCGACACCGCCGACTGTGTGATCGCTGTCATCACCGACGCCGTGGTCGAGCGCGGCGAGTCAGTGAATCAGGAAATTGGGTTCGCCAAGGGGAAGGGGAAACTCGTCATTCCCCTGGTCGCACCCGCTGTGCCCAAAGATCGACTCGGGTGCCTGCACGGCATCACGTACTTGCCGCTCGACCGCGACCGTTTTCCAGAGGCGATGGATCGCCTCAAGAAGTCGCTTGCCGGGTTGGCGGAGCAGAAGCAGCGAGACGCGTGGGTGCTCCTCGGGATTGCCGCGCTGGCGGTTTGGGGCATGAGCAAAGGATGACGAGCCACCGATGATTCCGAAACCCATCGACAAGATCGAAGCCACCGACATCCAGTCGCTCGTCACCAATGGTGACGAGGAACGCCGGACGATGGACTTCAAGCGCGACCTGCCCGGCAACGCCGACAAGGACAAGAACGAACTCCGCGCGGATGTGACCTCGTTCGCCAACGCCGGCGGCGGCGACCTGATCTTCGGCGTGGATGAGGCGGGCGGCGTGGCTACGGCCGTGCCGGGTTTGCCAGGAGTCGATGCCGACGCGGAGATCCGCCGCATCGAGGCCGTCATTCAGACCAGCATCGACCCGCGCGTGCCGGGGTTCGAGTCCCGGGCCGTAGCGATCCCGGGCAAAGGGCCGGTGATCGTGGTCCGCGTGCCCAAGAGCTGGCGCGGCCCGCACCTGGTCAAGATCAACGACACGTTTCGGATGTTCGGGCGCAACAGCAAGGGCAAGTACATCTTCGATGCCACGGAGATCCGTTCGGCGTTCGCGCTGTCGGAGCAGTTGCCGGAGCGCATCCGGCGCTGGCGGGATGATCGGCTGGCCAAGGTGATCGGTGGCGATGCGCCGGTGCCGCTCGAAGATGGTGCACGGCTGTTCATTCACCTGCTGCCACTGTCATCGTTCGCGGGTAACGTCGAGCTCTCGGCGGCTGAGCTGAGCACTCAGCGGCTCGCCTTTCGTCCACCGGGAGTGAGCGGTTGGGATAACCGCGTCAACATCGACGGGGCGATGACGTTCTCCGGACCTCGTGGCGAGACCAAGCGAAACAACGCTTACTGCCAGGTATTCCGATCAGGCCGAGTGGAGGCTGTGTCGACCGACATCGTCCACGTACACGACAACCGGCGAATTGTCGCCAGCCTGTGGTACGAGCAGATGATGATGGAATCACTCACGTCTTACCTGAAGGGGTTGAAGGACCTCGGCGTGCCGCTGCCCATCGTGGCGCTCGTCGCCATCTCAGGGGCGAAGGGCGCGTGGTTCGCGGTGAGCCAGCGCCTCATGGGGATGGGAGACAGCACGATCGACCGGGACATGCTTCTGCTGCCGGACGTGCTCATCGAGACCTACACGCCGGACATGCCGACGCTCTTGCGGCCGGTGTTCGACGCGGTGTGGAACGCGGCCGGATGGGAGCGGAGTTTCAACTACAACGAGATGGGCAAATGGACACCGCGTGACTGAGCGAGGCGGACGGAGACCCCAACAATGACCTGGCACGGTTCTGAATCTCAATTCGAGTGGACGACCATTGAGCGGCTCAAGTCGCTCGGGTACGTCCATGTCCACGGGTCGGAGTTGGGCGCTGCTGCGAGGCCCGATGACTCAGAGGTCGTGCTCAAGGACCGGCTGCGGGCATTCCTCGTCGCCCGCTACGGGCGGACAGTCACTCGGCCCGATGGGCTGCCGGATGCGGCGATCGAGGCAGCCATCGCCAAGTTCGCACGGCCCGAGGGAGTGGACACGCTCCGCCGCAACGCCGCGCTGCACGCCATGCTTCGCGGTGGCGTGGAGATTGCGGTCGAAGAACCGGCGGCAGACGGGAAGCCCGCGGGTAAACGCATCGCGCACATCTATGCCGTGGACTGGGAACGACCCGAGCACAACGAGTTTCTGGTCGTGAACCAGCTGCCCGTCCACGGGCCAAGTGGGAACGATCGTCGCCCCGACGTCATCGTGTACGTGAACGGGCTGCCGCTGGTCCTGTTCGAGCTCAAGAATCCCTACGACGACCAGCCCACGGTGGCGGACGCGATCAACCAGATCGGCCACTACCGCCACGAGATCCCGCAGCTCTTCGACCACAACGCGCTCTGCATCGCCAGCGACGGCGTGACCACGCTGCACGGCATGTGGACGGCGAACGAAGAGTGGTACGCGCCGTGGAAGAGCATTGATGGCACAAGCGTCGAGCGCGGCACCACCGGGAGCATGAAGACGCTGGTCGAGGGGCTGCTGCCCAAGGACCGGCTCTTGGCGTACATCCGCGACTTCATCGTGTTCGAGACGATCGGAGCGGCTGGAGGCAAGATTGTTAAGAAGGGCGGAAAATACCACCAGTTCTTTGCGGTGCGGATCGGGGCGAGGAAGATCCTGGAATCGGTAAAGGCGGGGACGGCAGACAAACGGCTGGGCGTCATTTGGCACACCACCGGCTCGGGGAAGTCGCTGTCTATGTGCTTCCTGGTCGGGATGCTGCGGCGGGAGGCCGTGCTGAACAACCCGACCTTCGTGATTCAGGTCGATCGGACGGACCTGGACCAGCAACTGCACGACCAGTTCGTTTCGGCCCGCTCGCTGGTGGGCGACGTCAAGCACGCCAAGAGCGTCGAAGATCTTCGCGGCCTGCTCCAGACGCAGGGCGGTGAGGTGATCTTCACCACGATCGAGAAGTTCGCGCTGCGTGAGGGCGAGGCCGAGCATCCGGTGCTCTCGACGCGAGACAATGTGATCGTGATCGCCGATGAGGCGCACCGGAGCCAATACGGATTCACCAAGGGCTTTGCACGCTGGCTCGGGGCGGCGCTGCCCAATGCGCGGCGGCTGGGGTTCACCGGCACGCCTGTCTCCTTCAGCGGGGCCGACACCGTCGAGGTCTTCGGTGACCTGGTCCACGTCTACGACATCCGCCAGAGCCAGGATGACAAGGCGACGGTGCCGATCTTCTACGAGCCACGGCAAATCAAGCTTCATTTGAACAAGACGGACGTGGATGGGGCACTGGCGGAGATTGTCGACGATGCGCCGATCGACGAGTTGGAGAGAAAGAAGGGCCAATGGGCTGCGCTGGCCAAGGCGGCGGGCGCGAAGGAGCGGATAGAACTGCTCGCGGCCGACCTGCTCGCACACTTCAAGGACCGGACGGCCACGCTCAAGGGCAAGGCGATGGTCGTCTGCATGATCCGCGAGAACTGCGTGAGGCTGTACGATGCGCTGAAGGCGCTGCCGGGGTGCCCCGAGATCAAGGTGGTGATGACCGGCGACCTGGGCAAGGACCCCGAGGCGTGGAGCAAGGCCGGGCACCTGACGACCAAACAGCAGCGCGAAGCAATCAAGAAGCGGATGATCGACGCGGACGATCCGCTGTCAATGGTGATCGTCTGCGATATGTGGTTGACGGGCACGGATATCCCATGCCTGCACACGCTGTACGTGGACAAGCCCATGAAGGGGCACACGATGATTCAGGCGATTTCGCGTGTGAACCGCGTGTTCAGCGACAAGCCGCACGGGCTGATCGTGGACTACATCGGCATCGGCGATGAGCTGCGGGCGGCGACCGCGAAGTACTCAGCGGGTGGAGAAGATCACGGGAAGCCCGCAGGCGGGCTGGATGAAGACGCCCGGCCGCTGTTCGTGGCGGCGCTGGCCGAGGTGCGGTCTTTCCTCCCCGAAGGCGTGAACTACGGCGACTGGCGGCGGCTCTCGCCGATCGCGCTAGAGGACCGCTACGCGGCGGTCTACGGGCATCTGACCAGCGACGATGACCTGCGGGACCACTTCTTGGACGCCGAGCTGAGGCTGACGAGCGCATTCCTGCTCGTCAAACACCTGGATGACTGCCGCGCCAGCGCCGACGAGGTGATCTTCTGTCAGCGGGTGCGTAAGCAACTCCTCAAGACGATCCGCGGGCGTGGACCTACCAGAGACATCGAGAAGGCGGTGCGGGACCTGGTGGATGACACCGTCGAGAGCGAGGGCGTGGTTGACATCTTCAAGGCCGCGGGGATCACGCGGGCCGACATTTCGATCCTCGACGACAACTTCCTTCAGACGTTCAAGGATCGGCCGCTGCCGGACCTTCGGCTCAAGTTGCTCGAGAAACTGCTCGCCGACGAGATCCACATGCGGGCCAAGAAGAACTTGGCCAAGGCGAAGACGTTCCGTGAACTACTCGAAGCGACGCTCCAGAAGTACCACAACCGGCTTATCGACGCGGCGGCCGTGATCCGCGCCATGATCGAGATCAAGAAGGACATGGAGGCATCGGATCAGCGGGCCGGGCAGTTGGGCTTGGCGGAGGATGAGCTTGCCTTCTATGACGCCGTCGCCATCAACTACGAGAACGTTTACGGCGTGGACTTCCTGAAGGGCCTGATCCACGACGTTGTGCAGAGCATCAAGCGAAACCTGAAGGTGGATTGGACCGAGCCGCACCGTGAGGATGTGAAGGCCGCTGTGAGAGCCGCGGTGCGACGTGTTCTGACGAAACAGGGCGTGAAGGCTGAGGACTTTGATCGGCTGATGCCCGTGCTGATGGCACAGGCGGAGGCGTTGTACGCGGAGTGGCCGATCGCGGCCTGAGGAGTGATTTGTGAACGGACGCCAGACATGAGCAAGAAACAACCAGCCTTTGGCGAGCTCATCCGCGAGAAGCGGCTCGCGAAGGGTCACAGCCTGCGGAAGTTCGCGGAGCTCATCGACGTGAGCCCAACCTATCTCTCGCTCGTCGAGCAGGGAAAGGTGGAGAGCCCTCCGACCGCCGAGCGGGTGCGTCGGATGGCGGAGGTCCTCGGAGAGAACCCAGATGAGCTGATGTCATTGGCCGGCCGGATGCCGGAGGATCTTCGCGGAATCATCCAGAGCGAGCCGGAAGAGATGCCTCAGTTGTTGCGGGCGGCAAAGGGTTTGACGGCAGACCAGTTGAAGGCACTGTCGGCGCAGGCCAAGAAGATGCAGAAAGAGGAGCAATGATGGGGCGACCGCCTGCCAAGACCGAACGTGTGCCGTGGCTGCGCGATGAGAACATCGAGGCCGAGGCCGAGACGCTCTTTGCGCTGTGGCAGAAGGCCCACGGCGAGGTCTCCGAACCCCCGGTTCCCGTCGATGAAATGATCGAGCTGCAGCTCAACCTGCGGTATGAAATAGATGACCTGCAGAAGCGATTCGGTCACGGCGATGTGCTGGGAGCGATCTGGTTCAAGGAGCAGCTTATCCGAGTCGACCGGAGCCTTGATCCCGTCGAGCATCCGCGCATGCTGGGACGCTACCGGTTCACGCTCGCCCATGAGATCGGCCACTGGCAGCTTCACCGAAAGATCTTTCTCCGCGACGAGACACAGATGTCTCTGACATCCGCACCGGATGCGCCCGCGTTCGTGTGCCGCTCGACCGACCAAGCACGTGAAGAGGTACAGGCGAACATGTTCGCGGCGTACCTGCTCATGCCGCGTGACCTCGTTCGCCGTGCGTGGATCAAGTGGCGGCGCGCCGATGACGTGGTGTGTGTGCTTGACCTTGACGCGCCAACGTCCTCCGGAAGTGTGAAGGCACAGCAGGACGCTGCGATGCAACGCTTCTCGAAGCCATTCGCTGAGCAGTTCCATGTGTCTGCCGAGGCCATGAGTTACCGCTTGGAGGCGCTTGGGCTCCTCACTCGTGATCGATCCCTGTTTGGTTGAACCCCCAGTGTTCTTGTGCGCAGTGCGTTTACTGTTCACGGGACATGGACATTTGGAGGCCCTGAAATGGCCAAAGACTTTGATCCGCGTCGCATCCTCCGCAAGATCTCCAACTCGCTCACCCGCGTGTGCTTCGAACGCGCCGGCGTGGTCGAGGGCATCCCTTGGGACGACCTGGGCGAGACCCAGGTCGAGCCCATCTTCACCGCGTGGCAGAAGATGCCCGACGACAAGCGCCGGCTCATCCAGCTCGTGCTCCAGGACATCAACGAACTGGCGGACGAACGCGGCGTGAAGGTGCTGGTTGAGGAGATCCAGCGCATCGCGCCCGATCGCCTCGCCGAGTTCGACGCGATTGTCGGCCAGGCCGACCGCGCGATGTGGACGTACCTCAACGTCAAGATGGCGTTCGTCGTCGCTGCCTACTTCGCACGGGCGGAGGCCCTCTCCACGGGCCGCTACTGGATCACGCGGAACAGCCTGCCCAAGCAGTCGATCGCGGTGGCCGATTCCCACAAGGCGGCGCTGAAGGCGGCGCTGGCGGAGTTCTACTGGGATCGCCAGCTACGCGGCAAGATCTGCGAGATCGAGCACTACACGAGGATCGGCGGCAGCGAGTACTTCTTTGCCTATCTCGATGACTACCCCGATGACCCGGTGGTCTTCGACGACACCGGGCATCTCGTGCGGAGCAAAGAGCGGCGCGTGTTCGACAACGTCTTCGTGTTCAACCCCAGCGATGGAACGCTCGATGTGTACGCCAAGGGCGGGAAGAAGGTGTACGAGCCCCTCCAGCAGAGGTTCTGCAAGGCCGTGCTGGGAGTGGACATCGGACCCGCGGACCCAAAGCGCCCCGCATACGCGCTTGATCACCTGCTCAAGCCGGACCGGAGGCTGCCGACCGATCCCAAGGATCGCATCGTTGCAGTCACCATCACCCGTGTGCGGGTGGAGCCGATCGACCGGCCCGGCGAGTACATCGAGCTCGGGCTCAACCCGGAGCGAGGCATTCACCGGATCGACCAGGCGATTGCCGAGTACTTAAACACCCAGCGGCTGACGCCCGACCGGCTGCGCGTGAAGCAGATGTCGTTCGAGTTGCGCTTCTCAACGGATGCACGCCCGCGCCCGCTGAGGTTTAGCGTCAGCTGCCCCAACTCCTGCGACCTCAAGAGCAAGCCGGACGAGCTGCGCGCCATCGGCGAGCGGTGCCTGCGGCTGTGGGAGGTGACCCATGGGTGATTTCCTCTCCCGCCTGTGGGCGTGTTTCGACAGCAGCGAGCCTCTCTTTTCCGCCCGTGAGGTGGCATCATGGCCGGACGGGCAAGCCCAGTGGCTCCAGGAGCGTGGGGTGCTCTGTGCCACGACGTCCGCCTCGCGCGTGGGCTGTTCGTGCTGCCCTTCGGGGCATGTCGAGGATGTGCTCGAGGTTCCCGACGCCGACCCGCCTCGGTTCTTCATTGCGTGCCCGGAGTCGGTCACGGTCGAGGTTGATTCTGAAGCCCTGCGGCAATGGACGATCGACGGTGACGCCGTCGCGTCGCTCATCGCGGCGGCGCTTGGTCTTCAGGGACGCCCCACTCCGATCGAGTCTGGCCGTGTGTGGCGGCTCGGCACAACCCGATGGCAGCAGACTTCCCGTGAGGTGTTGCTGGCCCGGGGGCTCGGTGCCGAGGATGCCGCCCGCATCGCAGCCCACGCGGGTCAGGCAGGTCGGCCCATTGTGCTGGTCAGCGGCCTGGAACCCCTGCCCCACATCTGGCCGGGCCGGCCACCGGCCTGTGTCGCACTGTCGCGTGTGATGTCGCAGGATGCGACAGGGCTGCAGGCGGATGGCGTACTGCTTCACGACCTGGTTCAGAAGGCCGACGAGCTTCAGGCGCAGGTGGAACTCTTGCCGCTGGACCCCGCCGGCAAGAGGCGTGTACTGCGCCGCCATGCCCAGGCTGCTGCATCATCAAACCAAGAGGACGAGGTGTTGGTCGGTGCGTACCAGGCATGCCACTCGTACCGCGAGGCGGCCAAGGTGCTCTCGGCACGCCTGAAGACCAAGATCACCAAGGACAAGGTCAAGCGTGCCGTGGACCGCGCCGGCGGCCCCTCTGCCGTCATCAACGGAGCCAACAGCAACTCGGTGGTGCGGACTGTCGCGTCGCACCGACGCGACAAAGGTGGGAGATTCTGAAAATCGTGCAGATGCCGTGAAAACAGGCCTCTGCGCGTTGTTCGACATCGATGTTGTGCGTCGCGGGGCGTTCAGAACCGCGACACCGGCCGGTGGGTCCGAGGGCCACGAGGGCCATAACCCGCCGGTCGCTACAAGCTCGTGAATGTCTGCGGCGTGCGCCGCGACACGAGATTGGCACGGACGGGTGATGGCTCCGGCCCCGGAGGTCACCCGTGACCAACGGCGCATCACTGAACGACCAATACATCCGCACACTCATCCTGATCAAGGCCCGCAGCCTGATGAAGTCCCCGGCCTTCCGGGGCGTCGAACGCGACGACGTTCTGCGGGACCTGACGCTCATCCTCGCCAAGCGACTCGGCCAGTTCGATCCCGAGCGGGCCCAGCTTCGCACGTTTGTGTCCCGCGTTCTGGACTCAGCCGCGATCACCCTGCTTCGGGCTCGCCAGCGTGAGAAGCGGTCCGGCGACCACGGCATGGCCTCCATCGAGAGGCTCCGGGAGAGCCAGACCACGGATCCGGTCACCGGCTCGGCAGCGGTCGGGGAGGCCGATGCGGCTCGCCGCCTTGGGCGCGAGGTTCGCTCCCCTATCGAGGACTTCCACCTCAGCGACTCAATCCGCGAAATCGTGGCGGCGCTGCCCCCCGATCTCGCCGACTTGTGCCGTGCGCTCCAGGAAGACTCCGCAGTGTCGACCGCTCGCGGCCTGGGCATTTCCCGTCGCCAGCTACGTAATCGCATCGCCGAGCTTCGTGTGCGATTTGCCGCCGCGGGCTTCGAGACGTTTTGACCAAAGCGGACAGCGGCTCTGCGGACGGCGTATGTAGCCGGGGAGCAGCACCACAGTGTGCAGCGAGGAGTTCACCATGACCACCGGCGTGTACCGCTTCACCCTCGACAAGGACATCGCCCTCACCGACGCGGAAGCCACGCTGCACTTGGCGATGATCGCCGCCGAGGGGCTCTTCGGCAATGCCATCGTCCGAATGGACGTGAGCTTCGAGGCGGATCAGGCGGGCCGAAGCCTGACCGTCGATGGCACCACGCCGGTGGGCGCAGCGGTTGTCCGCATGTTCACCTCGCTGATGCTCCGCGAGTTCGGCGAGGACGCCTTCACCGTCCGACGCGTGAAGGCGTCCTCGGCCGAGCCCACGGCGGCCGCCGCGTGATCACACCACTTCCGCTCGTCCGCCTCGGCCAAGGCGCATTCACCCGCGACATCTGGCCTGAAGACATCGATCCCACTTTCTGCAATCACGGAGATTCCATGCCCACGACCGCACCCGCAACCCCCCACACCCTCATGAACCAAATCAGCAAGGGCCGCAAGGCCCGCCCCCGCCGCGTGATGTTGTACGGCACGCACGGCATCGGCAAGAGCACCTTCGGCGCGATGGCCGAGAAGCCCATCTTCGTTCCCACCGAAGACGGCCTGGCCGACATCGACTGCGAGTCGTTCCCGCTGGCCCGCAGCCTCGGCGAGGTGATGGCGGCGCTCGAGTCGCTGTACTCGGGCGACCACGACTACCGCACAGTCGTCATCGACAGCCTTGATTGGCTCGAACGCCTCATCTGGGGCGAAGTCTGCGCCGACGAGAGCGTCGAGAACATCGAGAAAATCGGGTATGCGAAGGGCTTTGCCTTCGCGGTCGACAAGTGGCGCGCGGTGCTCGGTGCCCTCGATGCGCTCCGCAGCGATCGCGGCATGACTGTCGTGCTGATCGCCCACGCCAAGATCGAGAAGTTCGAGAACCCCGAGACTGTGCCGTACGACCGCTACTCGCCGCGCCTGCACAAGCTCGCGTCGGCGCTCGTGCAGGAGTGGGCCGACGAGGTGCTCTTCGCCACGTACAAGGTCCACACCATCAAGGTAGACGAGGGGTTCAACAAGGCCAAGCACAACGGCGTGAGCACGGGCGAGCGGATCATCCGCACCGTCGAGCGCCCGGCGCACGTCGCCAAGAACCGCCTGGGCCTGCCCGAAGAGATCCCGCTGGACTACCGCGTCTTCGCGGCGCTCGTGCGCGGCGAAGACCCGTCAGCTGCCGTCGCAACCCCTGCCCCCACCACCGACACCAGCGCGGCCTGATCGCCGTTGCCGTTGTCCATCCCTCATCCGTCCATCACCAATCGCAAAGGAACTGACTCATGGCCACGCTGAACAACTTTGATGCAAACCAGGTTGACCCGTCCGTCGCGCTCGATCCGCTCCCCGCGGGCAAGTACCTCGCCGTCGTCTCCGAATCGGAGCTCAAGCCGACCAAGACCGGGGGCGGCAAGTACCTGCAGCTGACTTTCCAGATCATCGACGGCGAGTTCAAGGGCCGCCTGGTCTGGGCCCGCCTCAACCTCGAGAACAAGAGCGAGATGACCGTCAAGATCGCTCGCGGCGAGCTCTCGGCCATCTGCCGCGCCATCGGCGTGATGCAGCCCAAGGACTCGGTCGAGCTCCACAACGTCCCGCTGGAGATCAACGTCGGGCTGAAGAAGCGCGACGACAACGGCGAGTTCACGAACGTCATCAAGGGCTACGCGAAGAAGGGCGGCGGCGGTTCGCCGGTGAGCGCCCGCGCACCCGTCGGCGTCGGCCCCGGGAGCACGCCGCCCTGGAAACGCTAAGTCCATCCTGTCGCGTCTTGGAGCTCCCTTACCCGCCCAGTGTGAACCACATCTGGCGACGGATGGGGTCGAGGACTGTGCTGAGCCGCGAGGGCCGGCGCTACCGCGCAAGCGTGTGCGCCGCCCTCGCGGTGATGCGGGTGGTGCGGATGTACGGGCGGCTGGAAGTGCGTGTCACAGTCTGCCCTCCCGACGGCCGTCGGCGCGACCTGGACAACGTGCAGAAGGCCCTGCTCGATGCGCTCGCTAAGGGCGGGGCGTACCGCGACGACTCGCAGATTGATCGGTTGATTGTCGAGCGTGGCCCGGTGACGCCGGGCGGCAAAGTGCTGGTGGAGATCTCGGAGATCAATGCGTGATGCAGAGTGTCACAGACCAGTTGGGATCAGCGAGCAGTTGCGTTCCGCAGCCGTGCAGCGATCGCGTCTTCGTTGGGCAGCCCACCTTCATACATTCGACAGCCCATGCTCGTAGTCGTTGGAGCAGGAAGCCCAAACAGGTCTCGTCCGTTCGCCAGCGCCGTCGGCGTTGGATATCCGCGGCGGACGTCATGCTCGGGCAGTGCTTCCTGATCGACGTACACAACTCGCGCGCCGTCCACACGAGTGGCCGCCACCTGTACGCGTCGGAGAAACTCTGGGGTATTCGGACAGTCACCGAAACCCAGAACCTCAACTTGAATCATGGCCGCTCCTGTTTCTGGGACGTCGGGCGTCGAGCGGCATGCCGAGAGCGAGGCTGCCACGAGCATCAGGATCAATACGGTGACTCGCATCAGGTGATTGTAGAGCGGGGCGTTCCTGAAGGGGGCAGCCCCTGATGGATCTCCGCCCGTATCAATCCGACGCCATCGCCGCCGTGTACGAGCACCTGCGCGCTCGTGACGACAACCCGTGCGTGGTTATTCCGACCGGCGGGGGCAAGACGCCGGTGATCGCGACCATGTGCCGCGACGCGGCCACGCACTGGAACGGGCGCGTCATCATCCTGGCCCACGTCAAGGAACTGCTCGAGCAGGCGGCCGACAAGCTCCGCACGATCGCGCCCGACGTGCCGATGGGCATCTACTCGGCGGGCCTGAAGCGCAAAGACCTGGGCTACGCCGTCACGGTCGCGGGCATCCAGAGCATCTGGAAGAAGGCCTGCGATATGGGACCGGTGGACCTGATCATCGTCGACGAAGCGCACATGGTGCCCGCCGAGGACGACGGGATGTACCGCCAGTTCATCGCCGACGCGAAGGTCGTCAACCCCCACACGCGGATCATCGGGCTGACGGCCACGCCGTACCGCATGAAGTCCGGCTCGATCTGCGCCCCCGAAAACATTCTCAACCATGTCTGCTACGAGGTCGGCGTCCGCGAGCTGATCGTGCAGGGCTTCCTGTCGCCCCTGAAAACCAAGGCCGGGCTGCAGAAGATCAGCACCGACGACCTGCACGTCCGCGCCGGCGAGTTCGTCGCCAGCGAGGTCGAGGACCTCATGGACAAGGAGGGGCTCGTCGAGGGCGCGTGCGCCGAGATCGTTGAGCACACCAAGGACCGCAGCGCCACGCTGATCTTCTCGTCGGGCATCCGCCACGGGCAGCACCTCGTGGATGTGCTCAAGGCCAAGCACGGCGTCGAGTGTGGGTTCGTCTCTGGCGACACGCCAGACGGCGTCCGTAGCGCGATCCTCAACCGCTTCCGCGCCGGCGGCCTGAAGTACCTCTGCAACGTGAACGTGCTGACGACCGGGTTCGACGCCCCGCACATCGACTGCGTGGCGCTGGTTCGGCCCACCATGTCGCCGGGCCTGTACTACCAGATGGTGGGCAGGGGCTTCCGGCTCCACCCGGGGAAAGCCGACTGCCTCGTGCTCGACTTCGGCGGCAACGTGCTGCGGCATGGACCCGTCGATGCTATCCGCATCTCCACCGATGATCGCGGCGATGGTGAAGCACCGGCGAAGGAGTGCCCGAACTGCCAAGCCCTCATCGCGGCTGGATACCAGGTCTGTCCGCAGTGCGGCCACCAGTTCCCCGAGCCCAACCGTCAGCAGCACGAGGCCAAGGCCAGCACCGAGGGCATCCTTTCGGGGCAGACAACCCGCGAAGAGCACCATGTCAGCGAGACGACGTACCACGTCCACTACAAGCGCAGCGATCCGTCCGCACCCCTGACCATGAGGGTCGAATACCGGGTCGGCTTCAACCGCTATTTCCGCGAGTGGATCTGCTTCGACCACACCGGATACGCGCGCACGAAGGCGGAGGCCTGGTGGCGGGCTCGCTCGGTCGAGCCGGTGCCCGGCGGGACGGAGGAGGCGGTCGAGATGGCCAAGGCCGGGGCGCTCGCCCCGACGCTCTCGATCACCGTCGAGAAGAAGGCCGGCGACCAGTTCGAGCGCGTCACGCAGCACGTGCTCGGCGATAAGCCCCCGCGCCTTGACAGCGACGAAGGCCTGCCGGACGGGCCGCCGGAGCCCGCGGGCATGACGTACGGCATCCCCGAAGACGAAATCCCCTTCTGAACAAGGAGTACCGCATGATCACGATCACGATCGAAGAGACCGACAAGGACGGGCAGTTGCTCGGATGCCACGTGGCCTCCGCGCCCATCGACAAGAACGACACCAAGGGCATCGGCTCGCTGCTGGCGAGGAGCGTCGGCGGCCTGATGTACCACACCGAGGCCCGCGCGGAGATCCCGCTGCTGATCGCGGCCGCTGGCACGCACCGGGCCAGTTCATGCACGCGGGCGATCGGCCACGCGGCGGGCCTGGCCACCGGGACGTACGGCTTCGACCTGGCGATCAAGCCCGTCATCGAGATCGACCGCCTGCTGGACTACCGCGCCAGCAAACGCGACCGCGAGACCGCAGCGCAGACGCTCAAGATCATGGGCGCCACCATCCGCCGCCGCGAGGACAACGAATAAGCGATGAGCGATGGCCCCTCCATTCTGCTCGAGTCGGCGCGCACGTACCTCGCTCGCGGGTACGCGGTCTTCCCCGTGCCCGCGCGGAAGAAGATCCCCGTGCTCAAGGGGTGGACGGACCTGCGCCTTTCCGAGAGCGACCTGCCGGCGCACTTCAACGGCACCGGCAACATCGGCGTGCTGCTTGGCGAACCGAGCGGGTGGCTGGTGGATGTGGACCTCGACTGCGAGGAGGCGGTGGCGCTTGCGCCGAAGTTCCTGCCGCCGACGGGCGCGATGTCCGGGCGGCCGGGCAAGCCCGCGTCGCACTGGTGGTACGTGTGCGACGGGATGAAGACCCGCAAGCACCAGGACCCGGTGTCGAAGAAGATGATCGTCGAGCTTCGGAGCACCGGGGCTCAGACGGTCGTCGGCCCGAGCATCCATCCCAGCGGGGAACCCTACGACCCGCTCGACGGCGAACCCGCCGTGGTCGACGCTGGCGAACTGGCCGCAGCTGTCGCGGCGCTGGCCGAGGCCGTGACCGAGGCGCGGCACGGGCGCAAGGAAACGATCGCTTCCCAGCCGCCGTTACTACGAAACGATCGTGTCCCAGCGGGCGACGCCGTACTCCGCCGCGCCGCGGCATACCTGGACCGCATCCCACCAGCGATCTCCGGCTCGGGCGGGCACAGTCAGACCTACACGGCCGCGACGGCGATGGTGCACGGGTTCGCCCTCGATCCCGAGGCGGCGTTCTCGCTGCTATGGGATCGGTACAACCCGAGGTGCGAGCCGCCGTGGTCTGAGAAGGAACTGCGGCACAAGGTGACCGACGCCGCCAACAAGCCGCACGACCGTCCGCTCGGCTGGCTCCGCGATGCTCAGAAGGCCGAGGATCTGGGCGGCGTGGACCTGTCGGGCTTCATGGCAGCGCCGGCGAAGCCGTGCGAAGACACCGCAGCCCCGGACGACGACACGCCGGTCGATCCCGGTCCGCTTCCCGAGCGGTATCTCGCGGTGCCGGGGTTCATCTCCGAGGTCATGGCGTTTAACAAGGAGACGGCCCACCGTTGGCAGCCGATGCTCGCGCTCGCCGGCGCGATGTGCCTGCAGGCCGTGCTTGCGGGGCGCAAGGTCCGCGACGAGCGCGGCAACCGCACGAACCTCTACGTCGTGTGCCTCGCGGGGTCCGGCTCCGGCAAAGACAACGCAAGGCTCATCAACAAGGCGGTGCTCTTCAAAGCCGGTCTCAACGGGCTCGAGGGCAACGAGGACCTCGCCAGCGACGCCGGGCTGGTGACGGCTGTCGAAGCCGAGCCCGCGATCCTGTTCCAGATCGATGAGTTCGGGCGCTGGCTCCGCACCATCGGCGACCCGAAGAAGGCCCCGCACCTGTTCAACGTCATCTCGACGCTGATGAAGATGTACTCGTCGGCGCGGAGCGTCTTCAAGGGCAAGGCGTACGCCGATGCTAAGCGGAACAAGGTGATCGATCAGCCGTGCGTCTCGCTTTTGGCGACCACCGCGCCCGAGCACTTCAAGCACGCGCTCACGCCCGACGCCATGAGCGACGGGTTCATGGCCCGGCTCATCGTGTTCGAGACTGGGGAGATGCCGCCGCGCGTCTGGCAACCCGAGAAGGACCCGCCGCAGGCGATCGCGGATGCGGCCACCTGGTGGGGCGCGTTCAACCCCGGCGGCAACCTCAGCCGTGAGCACCCCAAGCCGATGGTGGTTCCGACCACCGACGACGCCCGCGCTGTGTTTAATCGCCTCGCGGCACTCGCCGACACCGAGATGGAGCGCCCTCGCGAGGATCTGCGGTCGATCTGGGCACGCGTCGAGGAGAAGGCCTGCCGCCTGGCGCTGATCTACGCCTGCTCCAAGAACCGCGAGAAGCCGGTCATCGACGCCGACGCAGCGGAATGGGCCTGCGGGCTGTCCGAGCACCTGACCCGTCGCGTGCTGTACCTCGCCCACGAGTATGTGTCGCAGGGCGAGTTCGACGCCAAGCAGAAGGCCGTGCTCCGCGCGATGCGGACGGCGGGCGGACGCATGACCCGGTCGCAGATGTGCCGCGTGACGCAGCACCTGACCCAGCGGGAGCGGGACGAGGTGCTTGAGAACCTCAAGGAGACCGGCCGCTTGAAAGAAGGGGTTGAGCCGACCGCCGGGCGGTCAAGGAGGGTGTATGAACTCCTGCCGTAGCAGGTCAGAAACGCGGCTTGGACGCGGCCAGACCCTTCTTTCACATTCTTCACGCGCGATCTCTCGGGCGGGCGGGAAGGGAGCAGAGAAGGAGGGGTTGAAGAAAGTGAAAGAAGGTATCTCTCTCCTTTCTATACCTTCCCCCACCCCTCCCCCGGCCCCCCGCCTCCCCACCGCAGCGCTCATGCAGGTCGTGTGCCAGGCCGCGCCTAGCGGGAGCTTTACAGCCGGAAGCCTTACGGGAGGGGAGGCGGATGGCGTTAGGTACTCCCCGGGCCAGATCGCGTGGCTAGGCCCGCGGGAACAGCCGCGCTTGGCGACAGAGTTTGTTTCGCCCGTCCGAGCGCGGGGCGGCCCCGTGGCGGGGTTGGTACACCTCGCCGCCAATGACGCGACGTGGGCCAACGTGGGCGGACCCGTGGCCAACGGGCGCGGCCCGTAGCGCGGGGGAATCGGGGCGCTAAGCGCTCCCGGACGGGCCCGTTGCCCGAGCGAGCCAGCCAACCAGCGATCCACCGATCCCCGGACCCACCGCGTGTGCGGCGGGCCACCACGACGCCCCATGCGCCGGCGCTTATCGCCGCGCCCATACCCACGACGGAGATTGCTGTGAACATCGAAACGCTTCCCATCGACGCGGTCCACGAGTACGACCGCAACCCTCGCACCATCAACGACGCCGCCATCGATGCGGTGGCCAAGAGCATCCAGGCCTTCGGATTCAAGGTGCCGATTCTGGTCGACGCCGACGGCGTGATCATCGCCGGGCACACGCGGCTCCGCGCGGCGCGGAAAATCGGGCTGAAGGAGGTGCCGACCATCCGCGCCGATGATCTGACGCCCGAGCAGGTCAAGGCGCTTCGCATCGCCGACAACAAAGTCGCCACGCTGACGTCCTGGGACATGGAACTCCTGCCGCTGGAGCTCGCCGATCTCAAGGGCGTCGATTTCGACCTCGCGCTGCTCGGCTTCAGCGCCGAGGATCTCAGCGCGATCATGGCTCCCGCTGGCAGCGAGGGGTTGACCGATCCCGACGACGTGCCGGGCGCACCGGACGCAGCGACGACAGTGCCCGGCGACATCTGGGTGCTCGGCAACCACCGCCTGATGTGCGGCGACTCGTCCAAGCCCGAGGACCTGGACCGTCTGCTTGATGGCCAGCCGATCCATCTCGTGAACACGGACCCGCCGTACAACGTGAAGGTCGAGCCGCGATCAAACAACGCGATCGTCGCGGGCCTGAGTTCGTTCGCACTGCCCGGCAAGGCCGACCAGCACGACCAGCAGAGCGCCGACCTCAACCGCTACCCCGAGAAGAGCCGCGCGACGCACAAGAAGCTCCGGGCCAAGGACCGGCCGCTCGCCAACGACTTTGTGTCGGACGACGAGTTCGACCGGCTGCTCGCGGCGTGGTTCGGAAACATCACCCGTGTGCTGATCCCCGGCGGCACGTTCTACATCTGGGGCGGCTACGCCAACTGCGGTAACTACCCGCCCGTGCTCAAGCGCTGCGAGCTCTACTTCGCGCAGGCGATCATCTGGATCAAGGAGCACCCGGTCCTCACTCGGAAGGACTTCATGGGCAACCACGAGTGGTGCTTCTACGGCTGGAAGGAAGGCGCGGCGCACCGCTTCTTCGGCCCGGCCAACGTGCCCGACACCTGGTCGATCAAGAAGGTCAACCCGCAGAGCATGGTCCACCTCACCGAGAAGCCCGTCGAACTCGCGCGGCGTGCTATCGAGTTCTCATCGCGTCCCGGCGAGAACGTACTCGACCTCTTCGGGGGAAGCGGCTCAACGCTCATCGGTGCGGAGATGACCGGGCGGCACGCGTTCCTCATGGAGCTCGATGCGCTCTACTGCGATGTCATCGTGCAGCGCTGGGAGAAGTTCACGGGCCGCAAGGCGGAACGACTCCCGGCAAAGGGTGTGGCCGAAGAGAAAGCCGCGACGCGCGTCGCGGCTGGGAGCAAGGCGTGATGGGCGCTTCACTCTTCGTCGAGCGTGGGCAGAGGCCCGTCGGTCGCTTCGTCCCATTCAAGGGCGTAGCGCTCGGCGATGTCCTCGAGGTCGTGCTCGGTGAGGTAGTCGGCCGTCTTGCGCTCTTGGCAGGCAGCGACAGCCCGAGCCAAGTCCGTCCACTCCTCGATCGTGAGCATCCGGTCCTGCCTCGCGCCGAGCAGGTAGAGCGCAGCCTGGAGCACGGCCTCGAGTTGGGTTTGGGTCGGCGCGGGCTGAGGGGCCGGGGTGGCGCTCATGGATCAGGCTCCCTTCCCCGCGACGAAGACGCCGCGCTCGTGCTTCTTGAAGCGGGCGGCGGTGCCCTTGGCGGCGATCTCACGGATGATGGCGGCGTAGAGCGTGGCCTCGGGCGTCTTGCCGCCGGGGCTCGTCCACAGGCCCTTCGCCTCCATCGCGGCGATCATCTCCTTGGCTCGCATCGGCACCTCGCTCGCGGCGAGCACCTGCGCAGCCGCGTCGAGGGCGCTGACGCGCTTGGGCTTGGGTTCCTTCGCGGGCTTCGGAGCCTTTGGCGTCTTGGGGGTCTTCTCTGCCTTCGCCTTCTTGCTCTTGGCGGCCGCGCCCAGGTTCGCGTTGTTGGCGAACTCCTTGTCGCTGGGGACCTCGTGGTCCTGCTTCCCGCTCGCCAACCGGTCGTTGATCTCCGCAAGCGCCGCCTTGCGGAGGCGGTCTGTCTTGGCGGCTCCCTCCGCGCGGGCGGCGCTCTTGGACATCTTCGGGGTGCGGGGGGTGCGGGGCTTGGCGGGCTTCTTCGTCTTCGTACTCATGGTCATCTCCGAAATGGGGGTTGGAACTCCCGTCGCACATTGCGGCGGGGAAGCGTGGCCGTCGCGGTTTCCCGCGACGCCGCATGGGGTCTGTCAGCAGCCCGCGACGCGCTCCATCTCGTTGAGAACCTCGTGGACCATCGAGTTGGTGGCGGCGGCCCGGCCCCGGCGGTCGGTCCCATAGACCTCCTTGGCGACCTCGGCGGCCTTCGCGTAGCGGCTCTCGCGGTCCTCGTCGCGGGCGATGTGGGCGATGCAGATGTCCTGCCTGCCCGCGTGGCGCGTGTGCTGCTCGATGGTGACTTCCGCGCCGCGCTCGGTGCGGCTGATCTTGACGTCCTTATCGGTGCCTTCGATCACGATCGTCTTGATGGTCATGGCGTTGCTCCTTGCGGTTGGTGGTTCTGGTCAGTCGGCGTCGTTCAGAAAGGCCTCGACGTGCTCGGGGTCCATGTTGCTGAGGAATCCGACCAGGTCGATCAGGTCGCTGCGGACCTTCCCGAGGCTTCCCGCGAAGCCCCAGTTCCGCGGGTCGGCCTTCGCCCCCTCGGCGTGCTTATCGAGTTCCATCTGCAGCACGTCCATCAGGCGGGCAATGTCGTTGCGGCGTGCGGCGTAGGTCTCGGCGGCGGTGGGTTCGGGCTTGGTGGTCTTGGGTGTGCGCTTCGTCATGGTCGTGCTCCTTTGGGTTGGTGGTCTCTGGTAAACAGCGAAGCCCGCATTTCGCGGGCTTCAGGTCGTCGGGTGGTTGTCGTTGGTGCGGTCCCAACTCGTCGTGTCCTTGGGTTGGCCGACCGCCCGCAGGTAGTCGACCACCTCATCGGCGGCCCAGGTGTCGCCGTCGATCGCGTCGTGCTCGTTGGGCGCGTCGGTATCGCGGTCGATCTCGAAGAGGCGGAAGCCGCCCAGCGCTCCGGGGCGCGGTCCCCAGTGCCCGTCGAGGTGGCGGCCGCGTCCGGCGGGGACCGTCGCGATGTTCCAGGTGCGTCCGTCGGGCGTGTGGATCTCGATCGCGGGGATATGGAACCCGCTCTTGGCGAGGGTCTTGGCGAGGTCGAGCGTGGTCTTCGTGGTCGCGTTCATGGTCGTGGTCTCCGTCGCGTGCGGGGGGTGCGTTGTTCCCGCTCGCGTATGACACACATTGGCCGGCTGATGGGAAACAGGCAAGGCGAGCGGCCTGCATTTCTCGATGATTCTGCGACATGTGGGCAACTGCGTCCGCGATGTGGGCAACTGTGCGCTGGAGGTCCGCGATGACTCCCGAACACGCGCCTAGTTCCGGGCCAGCGGGGGACGGACAGGGAATGTCCCGGCTCAACCCGGCGGCGATGCCCGTGGCGGACGCCGCCCGCGTGCTTACCCGGCTTGGCGGCAAGCCCGTGAACGAAGCGATGCTCCGCGCCGACATCGATGCGGGCGCGCCGACCAACGCCGATGGCAGCGTCAACCTAGTGCACTACGCCGCGTGGCTCGTGAAGGAGATGTCCGCAGGTGGCGATTGACCCGCGCAAACTCAAGCCTGGCGAACTCGCGCGGTTGCTCAACAGCACGACGCTGGGCGAGGTGATCAGCGAGCGGCAGCTCCACCGGCATCGCACGCGCGCCGGGTTCCGCGTCGCGGCCGACGGCGATGCGGGCAAGGTTGATCTGTTCCGATACGTGGCGTGGCTGGCGACCACGCGGCACGAGGCGATCGCCGATGCTGCCAATGCGCCCGAAGGTCTGACGGGTTACGACGCGATGAAGGAGCGTGCCCGGCTCCGCAACGCGATGCTGTCGCTGTCGGGACGGGACATTGGTGATCTGCCGTCGGTTGCGGACCCAGTCAGGCGAGATCGAGCCGCGCGGGACTTCCGGTACTTCTGCGAGGCGTACTTCCCGCAGACGTTTCACCTGAAGTGGTCGGATGACCATCTCAAGGTCATCGCCAAGATCGAACAGGCGGTGCTCGAAGGCGGGCTATTTGCGATGGCGATGCCGCGCGGCTCAGGCAAAACCTCGCTCTGCGAGATCGCGTGTCTGTGGGCTTTGGTCTTCGGGCACCGAGAGTTCGTGGCGCTTGTCGGCTCCGACGAGGAGCACGCGGCCGGGATGCTCGACTCAATCAAGGCGGAGCTGGAGAACAGCGAGATCCTCGGCGGCGACTTCCCAGAGGTCTGCCACCCGATCCGCTCGCTCGAAGGCATCCACCAGCGGGCTTCAGGGCAGCTCTACCAAGGCAAGCAGACCCACATCGGCTGGACCGCTCGAGAAATCGTGCTGCCCACGGTCCCGGGCTCCGCGGCATCTGGCGCGATCATCCGTGTCGCGGGGATCACCGGCCGCATCCGTGGCATGAAGCACAAGCGTGTCGACGGTGTGAGCGTCCGCCCGTCGCTCGTACTGATCGACGACCCGCAGACCGACGAGAGCGCCCGCTCTCCATCGCAGTGCGCCAACCGCGAGCGGATCCTCGCCGGTGCAATCCTCGGCATGGCCGGACCTGGACGGAAGATCGCCGGCCTGATGACGCTGACGGTGGTCCGCCCGGACGATCTGGCCGACCGCATTCTCGACCGCGACAAGCACCCGCAGTGGCAGGGCGAGCGGACCAAGATGGTCTATTCGTTCCCCAAGAACGAGAAGCTCTGGGCCGAGTACGCCCGCGTGCGAGCCGAGGGGCTTCGCGCCGATCGCGGGAGCATTGATGCCACGGGGTTCTACGGCAAGCACCGGACGGCGATGGATGAGGGGGCGGTCATCGCCTGGCCGGAGCGGTTCAACCACGACGAGTTGTCGGCGGTGCAGCACGCCATGAACCTGCGGCTGCAGAACGAGGCCGCATTCTTCGCCGAGTACCAGAATGAGCCGCTGCCAGAGGTCGAGGTCGCCGACGACCTATTGAGCGCCGACCAGATCGCAGCGAAGGTGAACGGGCACGCCCGCGGGCTTGTCCCACTCGGGTGCTCGCACCTGACGATGTTCGTGGACGTGCAGGGTAAGGCACTGTTCTACCTCGTAGCTGCCTGGGAAGACGACTTCACGGGGCACATCATCGACTATGGCACCGAGCCGGATCAGAAGCAGGCGTACTTCACGCTTCGGGATGTGCGACGGACGCTTGGTGCCGCGTCCCCCCGCGCCGGCGTCGAAGGCGCGATCTACGGCGGCCTGGAGCGTCTCATCGAAGCGACGGTTGCCCGCGAGTGGCGGCGCGATGACGGCGCAATGGTGCGGATCGACCGATGCTTGATCGATGCCAACTGGGGTTCATCCACGGATGTGGTCTATCAGTTCTGTCGCCAGAGCCCGCACGCCAGCGTGCTCACTCCGAGCCACGGACGCTATGTCGGCGCGAGCAGCCTTCCGTTCAGCGATTACAAGCGGAAGCGCGGTGAGCGGGTCGGCTTGAACTGGCGCGTGCCGATCGTGACCGGAAAGCGGGCGGTTCGGCACATCCTGTTCGACACCAACTACTGGAAGTCATTCGTGCACGCCCGTCTCGCGGTGCCCATGGGCGATCCCGGCGGGCTCTCTCTGTTCGGCCAGAAGCCCGAGCCACACCGTCTGTTGTCGGAGCACCTCACCAGCGAGTACCGCGTACGGACGGAGGGCCGGGGACGCACTGTGGACGAGTGGAAACTCCGAGTCGAAGGGCTCGACAACCACTGGCTTGACGGTCTCGTCGGCACGGCGGTGGCCGCGTCCATGCAGGGCGCGGTGCTCTTTGGCACTGATCTCAAGCAGGCTGTGCGCCCTCGTCTTCGACTGTCGGCACTCAAGGGAGCGCAGCGCTGATGCCACGCGTGCGGCGAATCGTCCCGACTGAGAAGGACCAGCCCCTTGGGCTGGTGTGTCGTGTCTGTGGATGCCAGCACTTCCGGGTGATCTACCTCAAACGGATTGCCGGTGCGATCGTGCGCCGGCGGGAGTGCCGGCACTGCGGGCGGCGTGTCTCGACCAGGGAAGCCCAGGCGTAGCCCGTTCGATCTATCGAATGACTTGACCCCAACGCTGCGCAAAGCGGACAGCGGCTCCAGCGACGGCGTATGTAGCCGGGAGACGTCTCGTCGTTTCGAGACGAGGAGCCTGCTGTGCCCGACGCCCCACCATCTCCGGATCCCGACCAGGCCCTCCGCGACGCCGCGTCGCAGCCTGCCAAGGCGTCCGTGGATGGTCAGTCCGTCGAGCAGCATCCGCTGAAGGACCAGATCGAGGCCGACCGCTACCTCGCGTCCAAGGCCGTCGCGAGGAAGCCCGGCCTCGGCATCAAGTTCGCCAAGATCGTCCCGCCCGGTTCTGTCTGACCTGCCCATGCTGAAAGCCATTGCCAACATCATGAGCCGGGTCGGTCGCGGGACGCAGACCGCCTCTCCCTCCCCGGCGGCGTCGCGTGCTCCGCACGGAGGCGGATCGCGCGGCGGCCGTCGTTTGGTCGTTGCCAAGTTCGACTCAGCCAAGACCACACCGGAGAACCGCAAGCACTGGGCGAATGCGGACGGCCTCTCGCCCAACGCCGCGATCAACCCGGAGGTGCGGCGCGTCCTCCGCAACCGCGCCCGCTACGAGGTCGCGAACAACTCCTACGCCAAGGGCATCGTTCTCACGCTTGCTAACGACACCATCGGCACCGGTCCCCGGCTGCAGATGCTGACCGACGATGCCGAAGCCAACGCCCGCATCGAGGACGCGTTTGATCAATGGTCGCGGGCCGTGGACCTCCCCGGCAAGCTCCGCACCATGCGGCTGGCCCGAGCAGAGAGTGGCGAGGCCTTCGCGCTGCTGGTCAACAACCCCGGCATCGCGTCGGCGGGCTCGCCCGTGTCGCTTGATCTCAAGCTCATCGAGGCCGACCAGGTCTGCACGCCCCTCCTCCGGCGCGGGCGCAACGACGAGATCGACGGCATCGCGCTCGACGCGTGGGGTAACCCCTCCGCGTACCGAGTGCTCAAGCGCCACCCAGGCGACAGCGGGGTGTTCCGCACGCCCATCGACGACCTCACGGCCTACGACACGTTCGCGGCCTCTTCGGTCGTGCACTACTTCCGTCCGGACCGGCCCGGCCAACTCCGCGGCATCCCTGACATCACGCCGGCGCTCCCGCTGTTCGCGCAGCTCCGCCGGTACACATTGGCGACCATCGCGGCCGCCGAGACCGCCGCCAACTTCGCCGCCGTCATCTACACCGACAGCCCCGCCAACGGCGAGGCCGATCCGTTGGAGCCGATGGACGAGGTGGAACTCGAACAGCGTCTCGCCACCGTACTTCCGGGCGGATGGAAGCTCGGCCAGGTCCATGCCGAGCAGCCGACGACGACGTTCGGCGAGTTCAAGCGCGAGATCCTCAACGAGATCGCCCGCTGCCTGAACATGCCGTTCAACGTAGCGGCCGGCAACTCTTCCGGGTACAACTACGCCAGCGGTCGCCTCGACCACCAGGTGTATTACAAGAGCATCCGCGTCGAGCAGCACCACCTGCAGCTCGCCGTGCTCGATCGCATCCTGAAGGCGTGGCTCAACGAGGCCGTGCTTGTCGAAGGGCTGCTCCCGCAATCCCTGCGGACCATCGCCGCCACCTTGCCCGAGCATGCGTGGTTCTGGGATGGCGTCGAGCACGTTGATCCCGCCAAAGAAGCGAACGCCCAGGCCACCCGACTGGCCAACCACACGACCACGCTCGCCGCGGAGTTCGCCCGGCAAGGCCGCGACTGGGAGCAGGAGCTCCGCCAGCGTGCCAAAGAGCTCACGCTCATGAACGAGCTCGGCCTCGCGCCAGCAACGGCGCAGACCGTTGCACCCGCCGCAAATGCGCCCGCAGAGGACCCCGATCCCGCAGACCAAGTTGATGAGGAGACCGCCAGTGCCAGCCACCGCTGAATCCGCCAAGATCCTGCCCGCGCTCACGCTGACCGCGACGGCCGACATCTCGTTCACCGCTGCTGCGGAAGGTCAGAGTGCACCGCTGCCTCGTTTCAAGATGGTCGCGTACACGGGTGGCGCGATGCGCGTCGCGGGCTGGCGGCACCCGGTGGTGATCGATCTCGCAGGCCTGGCGGTCCCGTCGCAGGCACGTCCCATCCGCTTCGGGCACGACCCGCTCTCGGGCGTCGGTCACACCGATGCGATCCGCGTCGAAGCCGCTCAACTTGTCGCCACGGGTGTGATCTCGCGTGACACGAGCGCCGCCAAAGAAGTCGTTGCGTCCTCGCGGAACGGTTTCCCCTGGCAGGCCTCCGTCGGCGCGAGCGTCGAGGAGTTCGAGTTCATCAAGGACAACCAGAAGGCGACGGTCAACGGCCAGGAACTCACCGGCCCGGTCAACGTCGTCCGCAAGGCCACGCTCGGCGAGATCAGCTTTGTGGATCTCGGCGCAGACGGCCGCACCAGCGCGAGCATCGCCGCGCGTCAGAACAAGGAGCCCAGCGTCATGGCCGACGACCCCACGACTTCCAATCCCACCCCTTTCCCGATCACTGCCGAGCAGACGCCCGAGCAGGTCCGCGCGGCGGCGCTGGCGGAGACGGCCCGCATCGCCGCCATCCGCAAGGTCTGCGGTGGCAAGCACAGCGAGATCGAAGCCCAGGCCATCCGCGACAACTGGGATGCCACGCGGACGGAGCTCGAGGTTCTGCGTGCCAGCCGCCCCAAGGCCCCGGCCATCCACGCGCCCGACACCAGCGTCACCAGCGAGGTCCTCGAAGCCGCGTGCTTCCAGAGCGCCAAGCTCGAAGGCATCGAGAAGGTCTGCTCCACGCAGGCACTCGAGATCGCCGCCAAGCGGTTCCAAGGCGGGCTAGGCCTGCAGGAACTGCTCTTCGAAGCCGCCATCGCTAACGGCTACACGGGCCGCACGTTCCGTGACAGCCGCCGTGTGCTCGAGGCCGCGTTCGGACGCGGCATCGAGGCGGGCATGACCACCATCGACGTGGGCGGCATCCTCTCGAACGTCGCCAACAAGTTCCTGCTCGAGGGCTTCTTCAGCGTCGAGCGCGTGTGGCGGAGCATCTGCGCCGTCCGCAACGTCAGCGACTTCAAGACCGTCACGAGTTACCGCCTGGTCGGCAAGGACCAGTACGAGCAGGTCGCCCCCGGCGGCGAGCTCAAGCAGGGCACGCTCGGCGAGGAAACCTACACCAACAAGGCCGACACCTACGGCCTGATGCTCTCGATCGATCGCCGCGACATCATCAACGATGACCTCGGCGCGATCACCACAGTTCCCCGCAAGCTCGGCCGTGGCTCGGGCCTGAAGATCAACGACGTCTTCTGGACGGCGTTCATGAACAACGCGGCGTTCTTCAGCGCCGGCAACAAGAACTTCGTCTCGGGTGCGGACACCGCCCTCGGCATCGACGGCCTCACCAAGGGCGAGGTCGCCTTCATGGACCTCGTGGACTCCGACGGCAAGCCAACGGGCGTGATGCCGGCGATCATGCTGGTGCCAACGGCGCTCTCGGCGATGGGCACGCAGCTCTACAAGAGCGTCGAGCTCCGGGACACGACCGCGAACACGAAGTTCCCCGTCGCCAACCCGCACCAGGGCAAGTTCCGCATCGAGGTCAGCCGCTACCTCTCCAACGCGCTGTACACCGGCAACTCGGCCAAGGCGTGGTACCTGCTCGCCGACCCCAGCGACCTGCCGGTCATCGAGATGGCGTTCCTCAACGGCCAGGAAGCGCCGACGGTCGAAACCTCGGACGCGGACTTCAACATGCTCGGCATCCGGATGCGTGGGTACCACGACTTCGGCGTCAACCTGCAGGACCCGCGTGGCGGCGTGAAGAGCAAGGGCGAGGTGTAATCCATGCCCGTGCAGGGAAGCACAGGCGCTGGGGGGCTCGGCGGCGAGCTCCCCAGCGAACTCGGAAGCGGCATCGACCAGCAATCGGGCATCGACACCGATGGCCCCCCAACAGATGGAGGTTCAGGAATGGCTTCAGGACCAGCAAAGTTCGTTCAGGAAGGCGGCTCGATCGACTACACCCCCGGCGCTGACGTGCTCGTCGGCGCGGTGGTGGTGCAGGCCGACCTCATCGGTGTCACGCAGGCACCGATCAAGGCGGGCCAGTTGGGTTCGCTAGGCGTCACCGGTGTCTTCGACTTCAACAAGGCGACCGGCGCTGGCAGCGCCATCCCCGCGGGCACGCTCACGTACTGGGATGCGGCCGCCCAGAACGCCACCAAGAACGCGGCCGCCGGCGCGAACAAGCTGATCGGCAAGGCGGTGAAGGCCACCGTCGATGCCGACACCATCGTTCGCGTTCGCCTGCAGCAATAAGGAGCACCTGTGGGCGACCTGCTTGATCGCGGCGCGGCGTTCCTGGATGCCCAGCGTCACCAGCACCTCTCGCGCCTGGTCCTCTACCGGCGTGGCACGGATCAGAAGGACGTCCAGGCCACCATCGGCAAGACCGAGTTTGAGCAGGCTGACGACGCGGGCCTCATTCACCGAGTGGAGTCGCGTGACTTCCTCGTGCGGACCGGGGACCTGGATCTGGGCGCTGGCCCGATCCTCCCGCGGGCGGGCGATCAGGTGCGAGAGACAGTCGGTTTGAGCGTGTTCGTGTACGAGGTCAATGCGCCCGGAGGGCAGCCGCCGTTCCGCTACAGCGACCCGTACCGCAGGGTTCTTCGGATTCACACCAAGCACATCGCAACGGAGTAACGATGGCAGAAGGCAACGGACAAAGCGGTAGTGCTCGGTGGGCGGGCGTGGTCGTCACGGTCGTGCTCGCGGCGGGCGCGATGACCATCCAATGGGGCGTGGTGACCACCAAGCTCCAGCAGGTGGAGAAGCGGCTCGACGAGTTCATCGGCGAGGCCCGCAGCATCCGCGCTCAGTACGCCGAGATGGAACGCAAGATCTGGTTCCTCGAGGGCAAGCTCTCCGGGCTGACGTCCAACTCGCCGCGCCAGAGCGTGCCAACGACGGGTTCGCCTGTGATTGGAGGCGGCCCGTGAGCACCATCACCGCCATTGCCGACGCCGTCGCGGCGCACATCAACGCCGGCACCTTTTCGCAGCCGCTCACGGCCGTGCGGATGTTCCAGCCCGCGTTCACGCTGGAGGACCTCAAAGACCTGCGGGTCTCGGTGGTTCCCCGCACGCTGCAGATGTCGCCAGTGACGCGGGACAGCCTGGCCATCGAGTACGTCGTGGATGTGGGCGTGCAGAAGAAGCTGCCCGCCGATGGGGCGGACGCGACGATCGACGAGCTGCTCGTGCTGATGGAGGCGATCGCGGATCACCTGCGGTTCAAACGGCTGGAGGCCTTCCCCGACGCGACGTGGGTCGGGATCAGCAACGAGCCGGTGGTGTCGAGCGAGGCGCTCGAGCAGCACCGGGTGTTCACGAGTGTCCTGAGTGTGACGTACCGCGAGCGGAGGTAGTGCGTGAGGAATGCCATCATCTTCAAAGTCGATCTGGACGGAAGCGACAAGCCGCTGTCGGCGACGAAGCTCGTGGCGACGTTCACGCTCACGGCCTCGCACAAGAACACGCAGGACATGCTGTTGTCTGACGGCAAAACAGATCCGATCGATGTCGCGCCGGGCACGCAGTACTACTTCGAACGGGTCAACCTGGCGGACATTCTGGTCAAGAGCAAGGGCGGCGAGACGGTTTTCGTGGTCGGCCACAGCGCCGAGTGAAAGGAGTCAGCGATGGCAATCAAGCTCGGCATGGAAGCCGCCCTGAAGTACAAGACGGGCGGCCAGGCAGGCGCAGGCGCATGGACGGCACTCGGCAACACACGAGACGTGACGCTGAACCTCGAAGCGGGCGAGGCGGATGTGACCACACGAGCCAACAGCGGCTGGCGGGCCACGGTCGCCACGCTCAAGGAGGCGAGCGTGGAGTTCGAGATGGTCTGGGACACCGGCGATGCCGGGTTCACCGCCATCAAGAACGCCTTCTTCAACAACGACCCCATCGGCCTGCAGATCCTCGACGCGGCCGCGGGTCAGGGCCTGCAAGCGGACTTCTCGATCACGAACTTCAGCCGCAGCGAAGCCCTGGAAGAGGCCATCACCGTGTCGGTGACCGCCAAGGTCACGTATTCGGCGACGGCACCTTCATGGATCGGTTCATAAACCCGGCGGTGGAGTCGGTGCCACAGGTGTTCAACGGCTGTTCAACCGCTGTGCAATCGGCACAGCGTCTCAATGGAGGCACGGATGCGGCAGTTTAAGGACAACGCGGGTCGGACCTGGACGGTGGACATCAACGTCGCCACGCTCAAACGCGTGCGCGGGCTCACGGGCATCGACCTCATGCAGGTCATCGAGGGGACGCTCATCGAGAAGTTCATCCGCGATCCCGTGCTCCTGTGCGACGTGGTGTACGCCGTGTGCAAGCCCGAGGCGGACGCCGCCAAGGTCTCGGACGAAGAGTTCGGCAGGGCGATGGCGGGCGACGCGATCGAGGCTGCGACGGGCGCGGTGCTGGACGAACTCATCAGTTTCTGCCCGAGCCCGAGGGACCGGGCCAACCTCGGGCGGGTGCTCCAGGCCACGAACCGCGTGATGGACAAGGCCCGCGACCTGACGGAGAAGCGGATCGAGACGCTGACCAGCGAGAGCGAGCTGGACAAGCTCGTGAACCGGATGGCCCCACCCATCCCCGAGCCGCCGACGCCTGGAAGTTCATCTACCAGTGCGCCGGAGCCCTCGGCCTCGACCCCGGGCCCCTGACGCTGCGGGAGCTGGTCGCCATGCTCGACGGCCGCCAGCGCCACGACTGGTCGATCGCCGCCGCCGTCATGTCCGTGGTGGCCAACACCGCCCGCGATCCCAAGCGATCCCGCCTGCTCAAGCCCGCCGACTTCGACCCATTCCACAAGCCCCAGCGACCCGTCAAGGTTGACGTGTCGGTCCTCAAAGACGTGTTCATCGACCGCCGCATGCCGGAGGTCGCCAAGGAGACTCGTGCATGAAGAGCCTGACCACCCGCCATTACGTCTATCTCGGTGCCCTGATCCTGCTGGCGCTCGTGCTCGCGTCGTGCGCCGGCCTCGACCTTGGCGACATCGTCAAGGTCAAGACGCCCAACACGATCCAGCAAACCACCGGCCTGCCGTCGACGCTGAGCCTCAACGAGGCCGAGGTTGAGTACCAGAACTGGTTCAACCTCACGCAGACGACCGGCGCGCAATGGAAGGGCAACATCGAGAAGGCTGGCGAGATCCGCGGGCTGCTGGGACAACTCACGCTCTCGGCCCTCGACACCGTTGGCCCGACCGTCGCGGGCTTGCCCGTGCTCGGGCCGGCGCTGCCGGCACTCACCGGCATCGTGGGACTGTTCATCGGGTCGGGCCGTCTCCGCAAAGAGAAGGAAGCGTCCTTCAACAAGGGCCTAGAGAAGGGCAGCGGTCTCGCTGGCACCGGCGGCGGGAATGGCGGTCCGACGGGGAGTGGTGCGTGATCACCATGCGGATCAAAGACATGTTCTTCGACCGCCACGTCGTCATGGCGGCGGTCGACAACGCCAAGCGGAAGGTGCTCAGCAAGGCCGGCGCGTTCATCCGCACGGCGGCGAAGACGAGCATCCGCAAACGCAAGGGGTCGGCTCCTCCCGGGGCCCCGCCCCATTCGCACGAGGGCAGCCTGCGTGGGCTGATCCTCTTTGGGTACGACAAGCCCAACGACTCGGTCGTCGTCGGGCCGGTGGGATTCAAGAAGAGCGAGGCACCGAGCGCTTTGGAGCATGGCGGCGAAGTCATCGTGCTTCGCAGACGCGGCGGCAAGCTCACATCGCAGAAGGTCAAGATCGCGCCGCGGCCGTACATGGCTCCGGCGCTGGAGAAGGAGCGGCCAAACCTGCCGCTCCTGTGGCGGAACTCGATCAAGAAAGGGTAATTGAACGTGGCCGATACGCGGGGCATCCGAGCCGGGCGAGCCTTCATTGAGCTGGGCGTCAGCGACAAGCTGTCCGCCGGGCTCAAGGCGGCCCAGAAGAAACTCGAGGCCTTCGGCGCTGGGCTGCGGTCCATCGGCACGAAGATGGCGGGCATCGGTGTCGCGGCGATCACGGCGCTGCTCGGCACCGCGAAGGTGTTCAGCGACTCGGGCGATGCACTCGACAAGATGAGCGCCCGCACCGGCGTGAGTGTCGAGGCCCTAAGCGAGCTCGGTTATGCCGCCGACCTCTCGGGCACGGACATGGAGACGCTGGAGAACGGCCTCCGCGTCATGCAAAAGACTCTGACGGAGGCGTCGCATGGCTCTAAAGGGGCGAACAAGGCCCTCGGTCGGCTCGGCCTGACGGTGCAGGACCTCGCCAAGCTCTCGCCCGACGAGCAGTTCAAGCTGCTGGCCGAACGGATCTCCCAGATCCAAGACCCGGCGCTCCGGGCCGCGATGGCGATGGAACTCTTCGGCAAGGCGGGAACCAAGCTTCTGCCGCTCATGGCCGACGGAGCAGCGGGCATCAACGAGATGCAGGAACAGGCCCGCAAACTCGGGCTGACGGTGAGCACGGAAACCGCCCGCGACGCCGCGGAACTCAACGATGCGCTCGGCACGCTCTGGAAGGTTCTCAAGCAGGGCGTCTTCACCATCGGCGGGGCGCTCGCACCCACCATCAAGGACCTGACTGAGCGGATCACCCGCATCGTCGTGAGCGCCACGGCGTGGGTGAAGGCGAACAAGGAGACGGTAGTGTGGGCGCTCAAGGTCGCGGCGGCGGTCGCCGTTGCGGGGATCGCTATTGTCGGCCTCGGCTACATCATCTCTGGCATCGGCGCGGCGCTGGGCATCGTGGCCGCAGTCATCGGCGGGATCGGTACGGCGTTCAGCCTGATCGGGGCCGCGATCGGTGCTGTGCTCACGCCCGTCGGTCTGACGATTGCCGCAATCGTGGCGCTGGGCGGCACACTGCTGGTGGTCACCGGCGCGGGCGGCGAGGCGCTGTCGTGGCTCGCGGAGAAGTTCACCGAGCTGCGTGACTGGGTCGGCAAGGTGGTCGGCGGCATCTCCGACGCCCTCGCCGCCGGCGACATCGCGCTGGCCGCCGAGATCCTGTGGCTCTCGCTCAAGGTCATCTGGCAGCAGGGCGTCGCGGCGCTGAACAAGGCTTGGCTCGGCGCGAAGGAGTTCTTCGTCTCGACGGCGTACTCAATGTGGTACGGGGCGCTCGCGGCGGCGGAGATTGTCTTCCACGCGCTTGAAGTCGCGTGGATCGAGACGACCGCGTTCCTCTCCAAGACCTGGACCAACTTCGCCACTGGCTTCCAGATGATCTGGGAGGAGGCATCGAGCTGGGTCGCCAAGCGGATGCTGGAGATCCAGGGGCTGTTCGATGACGGGCTCGACGTGGACGCCGCCAAGAAGGCAGTCGATCAGCAACTCGAATCCCGCCTTGTCGAACTGGAGAACGCCGCCCAGCAGTCGGTGACCGCACGCGACAAGGAACGGGAGGCCCAGCGCCGCGACGCCGCCGCGCTGCATGAGGCGACACTCGCAGGCATTGGCCAGGACTTTGAGAACGCGCAGGAGGCCCTGCGCAAGGACACGGCCGCGGGGCTCGCAGAGTCCCAGGCCGCGCTCGACGCCGCCAAGCAGAAGCTGGCCGCCGCGATTGAGGAGGCCCGCAAGAAGCGCGAGGCCGCAGACGCCGAGAAGGGACCAGGTCGCCCGCAGAGGGATCTGATGGCCGACTTCGAGGACCGGCTCTCGGGACTCGGCGCGGCCATCGGCAAGGGCATCAGCGTCACGGGCACGTTCAGTTCCGCGGCCGTCTCGGGCCTCGGCACCGGTGGCGACGCCGCCGAGCGCACGGCCAGCGCCACCGAGGCGACGGCCAAGAACACCAAGCGTCTGCTGGATGCCAGCGTGGACAACGGACTGCGGTTCGCCTGATCAGAAAGGAGGTCATCACTCGTGCCGGTTGAGGTCTTTGAGAAGTTCGAGAGCCGCCGCTCTACCAAGGCGAACCAAGTCTCGCAGTCCTCTGCGGAGCTCGGGTACATCGTGCGCGGCACCGCGGATGATCTCGTGGCCCGCAGCGCGGCGCAGACGGCCTCACCCGCGACCTACGACAGCCTCGCCCGGCAGAACGTGCAGATCGAACCGCTTGGGCCGCAGCTCTGGGACGTGACCGTCCGCTACGGCTCCAGCGATAGCGGCGGGAACCCCACGCCCAGCGAGGCATCATTTAACTTTGAGACCGGCGGCGGCACGCAGCACATCACCCAGAGCAAAGACACGGTCCAGGCGCGCGCGGCATCAGGATCGACCGCGCCAGACTTCGGCGGCGCGATCGGCGTGACCGCCGACGGCGTTGACGGCGTGGACATCACCGTGCCCGTGTACCAGTTCTCCGAGACGCACTACTTCAGCGATGCGCAGGTGACCGCGTCCTACAAGGGCGCGATCTTCAGTTGCACTGGCAAGACCAACGCCGGTGGGTTCAAGGGCTTTGCACCCGGCGAGGTGCTGTTCCTTGGGGCGAGCGGCTCGAAGCGCGGCGACGGGCCCGACGACGACTGGGAGATCACGTTTCGGTTCGCGGCCAGCCCCAACCAGACCGGTCTCTCGGTCGGTTCCATCACCGGCATCAGCAAGAAGGGCTGGGAGTACCTGTGGGTCCGCTACGCCGACGCAGAGGACACCGGGTCCGGCGCGATCATCAAGAAACCCATCGCCGCCTATGTCGAGCGTGTGTACGACGACGCCAACTTTGGAGCACTGGGGATCTGAGTCCCTTCAACCATGCCTGACGACCTCCGCAAAGTCCGATCCGGTGATCCACTCCGCCTCCCCGCGGGCGCGTACAACGCGTTTGTCGATGCGGCGGTTGATCTGCGCCGGCGTCAGGGTCGCGGAGAGGCCGTCGCCGGCCCGCTCATGGAATCGGCGCAGCGCGGCATAGTGCTGGTGCGCAACGACTCCGGCGAGGAGATCGAGCCGTACCACGCGCTGGCGATCACCGGCGTGCTCGTCGAGCCCGGCGAGGATGACCAGGAACGGACATTCCAGAGCCGCACGCCGCTGACGGGTGACATCGCCACGGAGGAGACTGCCGGTCCAGCGTTCGTCGTCGCGCTCCAACCCATCAAGCCCAACAAGCTCGGGCGCTGCGTGCTCACCGGCGTGACGGTGGCCCGGGTGTTCATCACCAACGAGACGGATACGACCTGCGAGCTGGCGGCCGAGGAGACGGTCCTGGCCAGCACGCCAATGGGCGGGATCCCGATCCTCTGGAAGGAAGAGGGCACCGGCGAGAAGTGGGCGGTCCTTGAACTCGGCCGTCCGTCGCCCGGGCGCGTGACCGCGATCCTCGGCGCTGCCCAGGCGATCCCGACCGAGCGCAACCGCTGGCGCTATCCGTGGGTAGAAGCCCAGATCGACGGCAACCCCGGCAGCGAGACCTATCTCCGGTATGTGGCCATCGAGGGTGGCCTGTCGTCCCAGCTCGCAAGCGGCGGTGAAGACCCCACGCGGCTGGCGCTCAACCGGTTCGAGGCCCACCACATGAATGACTCCGAGCCCGGCTCCGGGTTCGGCGGTCTGCTCGGGCTCGGCCCGGTGTGTGAGTTGCCGGGCGTACTCCCCAAGTGCCCGCCCGCACGGTCGCTCAAACCCAAGCTCGTGCCCATCCCCGAAGGGGTGTGCGTGCAACTCACCTGCGAGCGCAACAGCAAGGGCAAGCCGGTGTGGGTTTTTGAGGCCATGAGCCTGATCGAAATCGCCGACCCCGCCGACAAAGACCGCAAGTTCAACCTCTACATCGGAGGTGCCGAATGACCACCCCCCCGTCCCCAACCACACTCGACACACGCCGCGAGAAGGAGCGGGCCAAATACGTGGCACTGGCCGCCAAGCCCGGCTCGACGTACGGCTCGACCAATCACGGCAAGCTTGCTGTTCCGATCATCCAGAAGCTCAAGCCAAGGTTTGTGGTGGACTTCGGATGCGGCCGCAATGACCTCGTGCGTGACCTGCGCCGCCTCGGAATCGATGGACTTGGCGTGGACTTTGCGTTTCCGGATGCGGACCTAGTGCGTCCCATGCACAAGACCGCGCTGCACGCAGCGGTGGCGGACGTCGTCACGAGCTTCGACGCACTCGAGCATCTGCTCCCCGAGGACGTGGACGCGGTGCTCGCTGAGATGCGCCGTGTTGCCAAGCCGCGCGGCCACTGCGTGTTCTCGATCTGCACCCGGCCCAGCAAGACCACCGTCGCTGGCGAGGGTCTGCACCCGACGGTGCGCCCGCTGGATTGGTGGCTCGACCGCATCGGCCGTGTCGCCACCGTGATCAACCCGCGGGCTGAGCGGTGGTTCATCGTCGGGCGATTCAAGGCGGGAAGCGATGGGGGGTGCTGCGGTGCGTGAGAACCAGTCTGACATCGCGGCACTCCAAGCCGGTCTGAAGGCACGCAAGCCGGCGCGGGATGGCCTGCGCCTGTACACCGCTGACTTCGATTCCGTGTCGCTCGGCGGGTTCTACCGCGGGCGCTCGGCGTTCTTGATCCTGTCGGGGCCCTCGCTCACGCAGATCGACCTCGCCGCGCTCAACAAGCGTGGCATCGTCACGATGGCGGTGAACAACGCCTGGGCCGTGCATCGCCCGACGCTGTGGACCTGCGTTGACGATCCCGGACGCTTCATCGATACCGGCTGGAAGGACCCGGGCATCTTGAAGTTCGTGCCCACGTGCATGTGGGACAAGCGGCTCCGCATTCAAGGCCCCGACGGCGCGATGCGCAACAGCGCGTTCAGGGTCCGGCAGATGCCCAGCGTCATGTTCTTCCGCCGCGCCGATCACTTCGACCATGAGCGGTTCCTGACTGGAGACAGCGTCCCGTGGGGCAACGACGCAAAAAACCCCGACTCTTTGGGCATCACCGGAAAGCGCTCGGTCATGCTCGTGGCACTCCGCCTCTTGCACTACCTCGGCTTCAGCACTGTGTACCTGCTGGGCTGCGACTTCAAGATGGCCGAGGACCGCAAGTACGCCTTCGCCGAGAATCGGGCAGCCAACGCGATCCGGCACAACAACGTGCTCTATGACTCTCTGGCCCGGCGGTTCGAGGCCCTGAAGCCGCACTTCGAGAAGCACCGCTTCCGCGTGGTGAACTGCTCACCCGGCAGCGAGCTGCAGGTCTTCGAGCGCATGGAGTTCGCCGACGCCGTTGCGGCCGCGTCGGCAGAGTGCGGCAAGCCCGTGAACACGCAGGGCTGGTACGAGCCCAACCCGAAAGCCCAGGAGGCCGCACGATGAGCGACGGCCCCACACGCTACTACCTCTATATCCCGGTCTGGGCGACGGGCCGCGCCCCGCAAGGTGGCGGTTCGAGCAACTACTCAACGCCGTCGGAGTCGCCCGACTCGTCGTACAGCACGTACTCGACGCCCACCAGCACGCCGAGCATGCCGCCGAGCTACTCGACAACGGGCGATGTGATCTACACGACCGGGCCAGGCGGCACGCCGACGCTGACGTTCTACACCACCGATGCGTTCACCAGCAACACTCCGGGCACCACGCAGACGCCATCGAGCAGCGGGCCGATGTCATCGAGCGGTTCGGGAAGCACGCCGACGAGCGACACCCCGAGTTCCATGTCTTCGAGCTCCTCGGGCTCGAGCATGAGCAGCTCCGGCGGCGGCAGTTCGTCGGGAATGAGCTCATCGGGCGCTTCGTCCGGCATGAGTTCCGGGGCGTCCAGCGGCATGTCGTCGGGGGCGAGTTCGGGCAT